AACGGGACCGACCTGGTTACGGTCACAGACTCGTCAGTCACCGCCGGCCTCCGCGGCGGATTGTGGACGAACAACAGCAACATTACGACTCCGCAGATATTCGACAATTTCGAGGCCGGCGATGCTTCGGCCGGGCCTCCCAGCGCAACGGCGTCATTGCAGAGCTATACGCACACCACGCTGACTGTGACTGCCACGGCGTCGGGTGGTACTGGCGCGCTCACGTATCAGTGGTATCGCAGCGCGACACCGAACTTCGCGATCGGCGCGCCGACGCTGCTCACCGGCGCAACGACGCTCACCTACGCGGACTCGACCGGGCTGTCACAGGCGACTCCCTACTTCTACCGGCTCCGCGTGACGGACAGCCTGTCAGTAACCGGCGACTCGAACGAGATCGCGGGGACGTTGCTCGACGCGACAGTCTCGGTAGGCGGGATCGGCAATTCGCAGATGGCTGGATACGGCGTCACGCCCGGCACGAACGACATGATGACGATCCTCGGGCAGGTGCTCAGTAAGCTCAGGACCCAGAAGGTCGTCAATATCGGGAATGAGGCCGTGATCGGGTCTGCGACCTCGGACTGGACGAGCAACGCGGGCGGGTCGAACTACGCGACGGCCAAGGCCGTGTGGGACGCGATGGTCCCAAAGCCATCGCTGTTCGTCCTCATGCTCGGCGAGAATGACGCGGCCCGCGACCTGCGCACAGCCGCCGCGTTCAAGGCAAACCTGCTCACGATCGGCGGACACCTGACGACCGACTATCCCGGTTGCAAGGTAATGCTCTGCTACCCGCCGTACGTGCAGTCACCAGACGGGTCGAATTACACGTCGGACGCCGCGGTCGCCGTGATGTACACGTACCTGCCCGCGATTGACTCCCTGATAGACAACGTGACCTACTTCCCGGGCGACAAGCTGGTCTACCAGGTGTTCGTCGACTACGCGAGCACGTTCATGAACGCGGATTTCAGGCACCCGAGCATAGCCGGCCACCAGTTCCTGGGGACGGTCAACGCCGTCGCTTTGGACAAGGCCATGAATCCAGTTGTGGGAGGTGGAATTCTAATCGGCTCTAGCATGACAGGAAACTTCGATGGATGAAACGAACAACGAATGGCAGGCCCGACACGCGCAGGCGATGACGACTGTGCAAACCCTTCAGGTCAAACTCGACGCAGCCCTTCAAAAGCACCAGGACGATGCGGCGGCTCACGCCGCGGCGCTCCAGAATGCAGTCCAAACGGCATTGGCCAATCAGGCGACGGTCCTCGCGACTGACCACGCCGAGGCGATTCAGGAACTCAAGCAGACTTATCTGATTCCAGCGCAAAAGGATCTGCACGCCAGGAAGGTCGCCGACTTGAAGAAAGAGCACGACGCGACGATCGCGCAGATTCTGAACGCCTGAGTCCTCTGGGTGAAAAATGAAGCTTCAAGTCAAAAAGGGAACGACGAGCAAGCGAATCTTCATCGCGATTCGCGATAGCTCGTCCACGACGGGTGCCTATAAGACGGGCCTCACGTCGTCGAATCTTCTTGCCAGCTACTCGCGAGAGGACGACGGGAACGCCGGTGCTACGGCCATTTCCCTTTCCGCCGGAACGCGGGGCACGTGGTCATCGGGCGGCATCGTTGAAAAGGATTCTAGTGCCGCGAAAGGGGATTATGAGCTTGGCATTCCCAACGCTGCCTTGGTGGCGGGGTCAAACGTCGTAACGATCACGGTCTATGATGCCGGGTCGAATAACGTGGCACTGCTCAAGATCGAGATTCAGCTCGTTGACTATGATCCGCAGGACTCAGTACGACTCGGATTGACCGCACTCCCGAATGCTCCGGCCAACGCCGCTGGCGGCCTGCCGGTCAGTATCGCGGGAGCGCTCGACCTCGACGAGATGAACGCGGACATCGAGGCGATTCAAACAGGCGTTGCGGCGATTCCTACCAGTAATCCAACGCCCGCCGCAATTGCAACTGCCGTCTGGCAGGATGCAACTCCGGGCGATTTTACTGCCGGGAGCTCAATTGGAAAAAGTCTCTACACTTCTGGAATTGTTCCGGGGGTTTCCGGCGGCTTGTTCATCGCCGGGTCCAACGCGGCGACCGCCGTCAATTTTACCGGCAACCTCTCGGGATCCGTCGGCAGCGTCACGGCTGGCGTCACCCTCGCGGCGGGCGGGCTCGACCCGGTGCTTATCGAATCGGGCATCGTGGCCAGCGCCAGTCTGACGAACGATGCGGCGGCGCAGCTCACGAGCATCAACGCGAGACAGGCCCTTGCGCTCATCATGTCGTCCGCCGCGGCTGGTGTCCTGGCTGGCGCCGCCACCACCACAGTTACGACCAAACCCGGCGGCCTGCCGGCTGGCAACACCCGAATCACAGCCACCGTCGACGTCAACGGCAATCGATCGGCCCTCGTTCTCGTGGTGCCCACATGACCGAACCCCAGTTATTCGAAATGGTCGGCCGCAAACAGGCCCAGCTCGAGGACGTAGTCAGCAACTACGCAAAGCTCGTTGCGATTTGTCGCGGGCTCAAAGACGGCTCGATTGATATGGCCCGGTTCACGGTCGATGCGGCCGGTGTGTGGTCGCTGGGCCCGCCAATTCCAAAACCCGAATCCGAACCGCATCCTCAGCTACCGCCGGAGCAAGTTAAGGCCGCCTGATGTTCGCCCTGCGATTTTTCTGCAACGCATTCTTCGCCCCGCGCTTCTTTCCGAAGGTCGGCGCGGCCTCCGCGCCGCCCGTGCCGCACTCCGGCTGGCTTGGTACGCAGCGACCGCAAGGCTGGATTGGAGCTAACCGGTAATGGCCGTCGCCACAGTCGCCGCTGGCTTCCAGACGGTGCAAATGCACCAGTCCGAAAAGCTCGATTTGTTCATGGACTTCGTGAACGAGCTGATCGGCCCCGAAACGCTCAGCGGGCCACCCACACTGACCGTAACGCTTAACGGTCTCGCGCCAGGTGCAGAGATCACGATCGGCGCGGCCTCAATCGTAGGAACGCAGGTGCAGTTTCGCGTGACGACGAACGGCCCGACGACCAAGCCACTGATCGCGGCGCTCTACGGATTCGAATGCAACTGCCTCACCTCGACGGGTCAGATTCGGACGATGAAACGCTACCTCGAAATTATCGGGAGCGGATGATGTTGCAACTCAACCCAACGCTGCCGATGGACACGCCCAAAGGCTCAGGCCGCGCCCATTTCGTGATCGACGCGGGCCAGGAGCATCACGTCGTCTGGGGTGTGGTGATCGATGCCACGGGCGAGGTGTGGTGGTTCGAGCACCCCGACGTCCGCGTGCAGGCCAACCCAACCATTGGTAGGCCCGAGCATAAGCCCGACTGGCGGAAGCAGTGGAAAGGTGAACGATGAATGCCCAACGCCGCACGACGCCACGGTGCACCACGTCACGAACGCGAGAACACACAGCCCTCGCGACGCACGGACTACCGCGGCTGGTACAACACGCCCGCGTGGAAGCGGTTGCGGGACTGGGTGGTCATGCGGGACAAGGGATTGTGCCAGGAGTGTTTGCGGTACGGCATCCTCACTCCCCTACTCCTGCACGCACCGCAAGGAAGCCCGCAGACGGCGCATGTGGATCACATCCGGGCGCACAACGGAGACTGGGCTTTGTTCAGCAACGAGGCGAATCTGTGGACGTTGTGCCCCACGTGTCACAGCAAGAAGACTGCGAAGGAACAACAGGATGTCGGACCAAGCGAAGCGTACCAGCGACCGTAGCTCGACGCGCCACGTGGCGCCGCGCCACCACGCGGTAGGCCACTACGCCGCCCAGGGGGGGAGTCAATTGTTTTACCCAAAGCGCCCGAAACCGCACTCAAAGCGCGCATATTTTTTGGAGAAATTCACATGACTCGGACAAATTCGTAGGACTTTCGTGATGTCAAGGGGTCGCCCGCGTAAACCGATTCAGCAGTTACTCGACCTCGGAATCTTCCGTGGCGACCGTCATGCTGCGCGCCTGAACGAACCGAAGGCCGCGGGCGTGCCGATCAAACCGAAAGGCATGGATCGAATCGCGTCGGCATTCTGGAACCGCCTTTTGCCGCGCCTCTTGGCATCGAAAATCGTCAAAGAAATCGACACGGAGGCGGTCGTTTCGGCGTGCGAACTCTGGGCGCTCTACTGCAAGGCCAAACGACGGGCGATGAAATTTCCGTGCGACAAGGATATTCGCAGCGCGGTCGTCGCGTACTGGAACGCGTTCGATAAAGCCGCGGCTCGGCTCGGGATGAATCCCGTTGACCGCGCCAAGATCAGCGTTACGCCGGAACCGGCACCCGGCGGCATCGACGGGTTCGCACGGAAGCGTGGGTGAGCGTGGCGCACAGTGCGCCACATCGCAGTACAGACCAGACCTAAACCATTACGGAGAAAAATCATGAGTTGGAGCGTTTCATTGATCGGCAGACCCGAGAACGTCGTCGCTGCCCTCAAAGCGGAGAGCGCGAAGTTGACCGGGCAGTGCAAGGCCGAATTCGACGACGCGTTGCCGCATCTGTCGGGCCTGGTCCTCGAGAACTTCCACCAGGAACACGACCGCGTGCCGATGGTGAGCCTCGAGGCCTGTGGCAGCGGGACCTCGACGACTCACCCCGAGACGAAAGAGACCCGGCAGCTCGAACGCTCCTGCACGGTCAAGCTCGAGCGCTTCTATAGAAAGGTGCTCTCAGAGGCCGCCGACTAAATTTAGCCGGATCACTAAACCCAACTCAATTCAGGAGAAACATCATGGCGAAAGCCAACACAGAGACGCCGGCACTGATGAACCACGTCGCGACGGCCTTGCGCGAGACGGCCGCAGTGATGAAATCGCACCACGGGACAACCGACTGGAACGACCAGGCGACGAAGGGGTTTGCGAGCCGGGTCATCGACGGGCTGATGGCCCGCGCCGATGAACTCGACCCGCCGCCCCCCGCCCCGGTCGCTGCGCCGGCAACTGAAACTGCCGCAGAGACGTCTGAGTAACGACAACCACCACTCTAGGGTCGCTCCCGAGAAGCACGGCAATCCCGGCCGTGCTGAGTGGACGGATACGAAACGGGATGGATGACGCCGCGGGATAGCGTCTGGCTGACTCCGTCGTGCCAGACATCAATGCGGTTACGCGCAAGTGGATTCGCAACGCCTCGGACGAGCGCGCCGCCACCAGCGGCTGCCGGTTCGATGAGGCCCGCGCGCGCCACGTCTGCCACTTCGTCGAGACCTACCTGCGACTCTTCGAGGGCGGGGTCAAAGCGTTCGCGCTCATGGCCTGGCAGCGCGACGTGCTCTCCCGCATCTTCGGGTGGGTGAAGTGGTCGGACTTCCACAAGCGCGAAATCCGTCGCTTCCGCAAGGCGTCGCTGTGGGCCCCGAAGAAAAACGGCAAGAGCCCGCTGGCCGCGGCCGTGGGGCTGTATCTTCTGACCGCCGATGGCGAGATGGGCCAGAAGGTTTTCTCGAGCGCCAAGGACGGGAAGCAGGCGGCGATCATCCACAACCACGCGCGGATGATGGTCCGCCAGAGCCCCGACCTCTCGCGGCAGTGCAAGATCAACGAATCGACCGGGCGAATCCTGCATCTGCCCACGAACAGCTTCTACGAAATCCTCACCGGCGACAACATTCTCTCGCAGGAGGGCCTCAACGGATCGGTGATCGTGGACGAGACGCACGTCGTCGACGACCGCCTGGCGAAGGTCATCGAGTACATGGGGGCCAGCCGCTCCGAGCCCCTGCAATTCGAAATCTCGACCGCCGGCGATAACCCGCAGAGCTATGGTCGCCGGCAGTACGACTACGGCAAGAACGTCGAGGCCGGCATCTTCCCCGACGATGCGTTCTTCTTCCAGGCGTTCGAAGCCCCGCAGGACGCGACCGACGAAGAGCTCGACGACCCGGCGCTGTGGCGCCTGGCCAACCCGTCGATGGGTCAGACGATCAACGAGGAAGAGTTCGGAGCATCACTCGAACGGGCCAAGCGGTCGCTCTCCGACTGGACGACGTTCAAGCGCTACCGTTTCAACATCTGGGCTACATCCGAAAACCCCTGGCTGCGGATGAGCGACTGGGCCAAATGCCGGCAGACCTTCACCGAGGCCAGTCTGGCAGGCAAGCGGTGCACGGCCGGGCTCGACCTCGCGCGAACCCGCGACCTTACCGCGCTCGCGCTCATCTTCGACGATGGCGAAGAGAAGATCATCCTGCCCTATTTCTGGCTCCCCGAGGCGCGGGCCGACGAATTGCAGACCAAAAACATCCCCATGCGGCAGTGGGCCGAGGAAGGGTTCGTCAAGCTCACGCCCGGCGAGGTCTGCGACTACCGGATCGTCGAGGAGGACATCGGCGCCTTGTCGAAGAAATTCCGGATCGGGCAGCTCGCCTACGACGAAAAGTACGCGGAAGAGTTGACCCAGAATCTGGAAATGCGGTTCGGCATCGAGCGCTGGATTTTCCCGCAGACGATCATGGAGTTCGCGGGGCCCACGGCCGAATTCGAGCGGCTGGTGATCGCCGGGAAGATGCACCACAACGCGCACCCCGTGCTCACCTGGCAGATCGGCCATGTGAAGTGCAAGACGGACGCGAACCTCAACAAGCGCCCCGTCAAGCAGGAACACGGCGACCATCGCACGATCGACGGCGTGGTGGCGGGAGTGATGGCGCTGGGCCGGTCGGAAGCGGGCGGGATGACGATTTACGAGCGCAGCGGGCGCGGCTTTGTGGAGATCGGGTAATGCTCGACATCAAAACAATTCCAACCCCCGAGCTCCGCGGCATCCTGATGGCCACCGAAGGCACGGCCGGCAGGGACTCCGAGGCAGCCGAGAAGATCCGCAAGGAGCTGGCCAGCCGCGGGCGGCACTTAAGCGAGTTCATCGATCGGCAAAGCCTGATCTACATCCTCGGCACAACCTTGATGGCTCTCGGCTCGTGGAAGGCATTCGGCGACGGCTGGTGCTTCATCGTGGGCGGCCTGCTCCTCATCCTGCCGATCCTCGTTCCACTCATCCCGCGGCGCCCCCTCGTCATCGCTCCCAGCCCCGACGAAAGGAGCCGTAGCAAGTGAGACTGTTCGCCCCCGACAGAATTCGGAACGATTCGATTCAAGACGCCGAAACGTCGCACACCTGGTGGCCGTGGTTCGGGATGGCCGGCGCCGCGTACACGACGGCGGGCCTCAGAATCAACGAAGACATTGCCATGACATACGCCGCCTGGTTCTGCGGCGTGCGGATCATCAGCGAAACGCTGGCGGCGCTCCCCCTCAACCTCATGCGCCACACCGGCCCCAGGCACTCCGAGAAAGCCAAAGACCATTCGCTCTGGTACGTGCTGCACAACGAGCCCAACCCGGAACAGGACTCGATGTCCTACGTCGACATGCAGACCGGGTTCCAGGTGAACTGGGGCAATAACTACGCCGAGAAGCAGCGCGACGACCGGGGCAACATCGTCAACCTCTGGCCGATTCATCCCAGCCGCA